GTTATCTATGACTTCTTTGAAAAAGTCATCATTTAATAGGTTTTTAGCCCATTGTGCGAGTAGGTGTTTGTCCATACTGATTCTGTATCCCAGAAATAATGTCGTTAATACTTAGGCTACTTGCTGAAGGCATACCTTGCTTGCTACCCAAGATGCTCATCAAATCGTTGTAACTCATGTTTGATGGCTGTGAATACTTAATTGGTTCTGGTACTTTGCCATAGTTGGGGTCTAGGAACTTTTCCCATTGAGTACCAATAAGTAAGTTTCTATCTCCAAAGTTAATCGGAGGTAAAGGTGTAAATGGTGCAACAGTAGGTGCTTTGGGTGTTAAGAAAGTCTCAGGAATAGGCACAATGTCAAAGCCTGTTGGTGTTCCAGAACTAGACAAAGCACTACCTGCACCAAGCAAGCCAGCAGCAGTCAATCCTAATTGAGCCACTCGTAATGGGTCAACAGTAGTTGGTTTTTCAGCAATTACTTTAGGGACTTCTAATGGAGTTGTTGGTTGAATTAACGGAATTGTTGCAGCAGTAATAGCATCTGTAATGCTAGATGGTCTTTCAGCAATAATAGTTTGCTGTGGAATTGGCTGTGTTACAGGCGCATTAGGAGTTGTTGCCAACAAATTCACAACTTGGTCAGCCGTAAGTTGTTTATTATCAGTAATTTTTACAGTTTCTGGCGCATTTGTAATCAATGCGTTAGTTACAGCATTTAGTGTTTGTTGGTCAACTTGCCTGTCTCCAGTAACTGTCAATGCAGGTACTGTTGAGCCAATAGTGTTAATAACATTACCTAATGAAGCGGGTGCTGTAATGTTAACTGCGTTAGCATCTGCAACTGAAGTGCTTACTGGTGTCGTAACAGCCGTACCACCAGAATTAGTAATGAAGTCATCAATCTGAGCATTAGACAAACCTGCTCGTTTTAAATCATTGATTAAGTTTGTTTCTGTGGCATCTGCAATCTGCTCTGGTGTCATGTTGGTAAAGTCAACAGGAACATCCAAAGATGCAATGTAGTCTTTTAATGCACTACCTGCATAAGCACCACCACCACCCAATAAAGCGGCTCTTAACGTATCTTCTGTGCTACCACCTGTCAGAGCAGTAGAACCACCTGCAATGGTTGCGCCTGTAGCACCTGCCAAAGCAGAGCCTGTTAGACCAGTAGAACCTGCAATTAGATTGCTCAAATAAGGCGCACCAAGAACACTAGCAGCCAAAGCAAGAACAGGACGAGATGCCTCTAATAAACCTTTACTACCACCACCTGCGAAAGTACCTGAGTCAATTACTTCGCCAGTTTTAGGGTTAAAGGTTTGCCAATTAGCTGTATTGTTTGGGTCAACTCTAGTTTCATAAACAACTTGAGGAACACCTGCAATTTGTTGTTCAATGTTATCGCCTTCGATAACTCTACCTCTAGCAGTTGGTATTACAGGCATACTTTGTCCAGTTTGTGCTATCTGTGTAATCTGTGAAGGTGTAGTCGCAACTACGTTAGACGTTTGTACTTGTTTAATTGCGTCTGGTGTACTAGATGGAACATCATTCTTAAACTGAGACAACGAGTCAATAACCGATTGATTATAGATTGCTGTGCCTTCAGCATTAGTGTGTAAAGCATCTACTAACAACTTCTTGTTTTGCAGAATCTCACCCTGAGTACCTACCAAAGCAACATTCTTGTTTTCTTTAGCAATCTCGTTAAACAATGGGTCAACTTTAGGGTCAAAGTTGTTTGTAACTACATCGTTGATAGACGCAGCATAAGGAGAACCAGTAAGGACAACATTAACACCTTGGTCAGCCAAAGTCTTAACAATCTGGTTTATGTTGTCTTTGATAGTTCCTTTATCTACACCTTGTAGGAAATCCACACCGCCTGTTTGCAAGAACACAGTAGCGTTAGGGTCAAACTGACCACCACCCGCTAGGTAAGTATTTAGTTGGGTCAGAGTGTCAGAAGTTGTTGCACCGCCCACAGCATAGTTAGATGTTGCCTGACCTGTAGCCTCTGTTAGTTCAGCAGCAAGGGTAGGATTTAAACTGTTCCAACTAGCACCTGAGAGAATGTTTCCACTCAGCAAGCCACCAGAAGCACCACCAGTTGCGTTAGCTACGTCTTCACCAGAGATTCCATACTGACGCATAGCAGCCTGAGTTGCATTAGCATCAGGACTAGAAGCAAGAAAATCACGGATGGTTGCATAAAGGTCTTCAGCAGAACCACCTGTGTTCATCCGATAGCGCATTGCATCAGAGATAGCCATGATTAACCCCTAATCTCTACGTTGGATGTAATGCCAGCACCAATCTTCATTGCTTTCAATTGGGCTTCTGCTTCAAACTCTTGTTGCTTCAATGCAAAGTAAGCCTGTTGTTTCTCACGCTCAAGTTGCAACTTAGCCATCTCTTTCTCACGCATCAATTGCATTTCAAGAGCAGCCTTTTGTTGTGCCATCTGCATATCAATCTGCATCTGCTGTTGTTGCATCTGCAAGTCAGCTTGTGCTTTAGCTTGGTTAGCTTGTATCTCAGCCTGAGTCTTAGCCATCAATGCCTGTAATTCTGGGGGCATCTGTTGCTCTTGTGGAGGAGGGTTACTCAACGCTTGGTCTTGCTCTGGCGTAATTGCTTTGTAGAACTCAGCACTATCCTTAAAGCCAGCAATCTCAACCATGCGTCCCAATGTTCCACGATACTGAGCAGGGGAAACGTAAGGGTTGGCAAGCCCATACTGCCCAATCAACTGCTCCTGTTTAGCAAGAACCATAGACAACATAGCCATCTGTTCCTGACGATTCCCAGCACCTAAACCTACGTTGATAGACACATCGTATTGGTTAGCCCATGTTCTAGGGTCAAACTCTACGAACTCACCACGCATACGCACTACACGAGCCTTATCCTGATATTTGCACAAAAGATGCAAAATACCCTTGAACAATGACTTAACGCCTGTCTCAGCAAAGATTCGAGCCATCAGTTCAATCTTACCTGCGCCAGCTTGTTGCATAGAAGCTACTGCTGCTGCTGTGACGTTTTGTAAGACAGAAGGGTCTAAACCCTGTGAGGCATCAGACACGCCTGTACGCTTAGACTGTACTGTGTCCAAGTATTGCAACATTGGAAAGGCTTGCGCTGCCACATTCTGAACTGTTAATTGCTGGACAGCGTTCATAGACTTAACACGAATAACACCACCTGCTGTAGATGTAAGCAGGTCATCTAAATTTGTCTGACCTTCAACAGCCAATACTCTGGCATTGTTGGTGAGATAAAGGTTATCCAACATTTGACGAGTAATAGTAGTCTTGATTAACTGTAGGTCAACTGTTCTGTCAGCTAGTGAGTTACCAAAAAATTTATGCGGGATTGGAATAGGACAGATTGAGTGGAAAGGAACATAGTCCACTTCCTCAACCATCTCCTTACCCTTCTCATCCTCAAGGATTTCATTAGAAGCGTAGAACACTTGTACCAAGGAAGCAATGCCTTTTCCATCTATATCAGTTTTGACATAGCACTCAAAGACTTCAATCTCTTGCATTGAAGGGTCATCAGTCTGTGTTTGGTAGGGTTGCTCACCTGCTGCATAACGAGCCACACGCTCTGGTGTGTACGCTAGTGCATCACCCATCTGCAAGCCTTCAATCTGCTTCTTGTTAAAGCCCATAGCAACCAAGGTGCTACGAGTCAACATCTGTCTGTGGGCTACGAATGGGCTATCAGCAATAGTTCTAGCCTTCTTGCTAATCAGGAATTCTTCGGGAGGTACGTTTTCAATCGTTACCTTGCCTGACTTTTTCTTTTGTTGGACAACTACGTTATGAGTAGCACCCATCACAGGCATACCCATAGGGTCTATAACTGGTTGTCCCATCGGGTCAAATATTGGGAACTCTATCGTATCTTGCTCGACAATCTCCATAGTCTCATCACTCATCAGCATTGCTAACTCATCGTTAGTCAAGTCAAAGTAACGCTCTTTGGTAATGTCTTCTTTATCTTCCCAATACGCTTTAACGATGCCGTTCTTCTGTAAGAGAGCATCTTTAAACCAATCATGCAGAATGGCTACGCCTTCGTTGTCACGGCTAAAAACCCAGTTGCAATACTGTGTCGCTTGTTTTGCGGATGCTTCGTCTTTCGGGCCTTGAGGCTCGAAAACTACAATATCATCTGAGCCTGTAAATATACGAACTAGGCTAGGCAGCGCACCATCTATCGCTTCTGCCACTTCTCCAGTAACGATTTGAGACTTACCCTCAACTTCATTACCATATGGCTGTCGTAGATACGCCTCCAAAGCCAGTTTGCGCTGCTCAACAGTTTCGCTTTCAATAAATCCAATTGCATCGTCAATCTCTGCTTGGATTATCGACATTAACTCGTTCTGTGCCATGCTTGTCCTTTGGAGGTCTTCCCATTCTGGGTTTGTCCAATTTTAACTCATTTACCACATTTTCGAGCATTTCGATACGTTTTTCAAGTTCTTTTACTTTAGGTGCTAAATTTACACCCTGCATTTGCACATACATCAGACAATCCATTTCGGAGTTTGGTTAATAGGCTTAGACCAAGTTGAATGACCTTCATCCAATCCAAGGGCTAAGTAACGGAACGAATCAGAGCCATGACTTGACCAATCATGCAATGGTCTTTCATAGAATATCTTACGCTTCTCATCGTAGTCTCTGCGATAGTTTCTCAAGCAGTTCAGCCCTGTTTGCACTTTAGGCACGTTAAACCAGCACCTTGGCAATAATCGTCTTACTGCTTGGATACCATCATCTAGTCCCATTCTGGGAGCAATCTTGACCTCTAATCCTGATTCCTCAAGCATCTCCATTCTGCTCTTACCTGTCCCAAGTTCTCTGACCCTAACGTCATGGGGCAATATATGCTCTGCTTTGAGATAGTCATTGTCCTTAATCCACTTCACATAATGGTCTAAACCTACTCCGTGATTCTCGTAGTAGTCAATCAGACGCACCTCAGTACCCACCAACTGAGCCACCCAGATAGACGTAGAGTCGCCCATACCCAAGTCCCAAGCAGTAAAAGTCCTACTCAGTTCCTCTCTGGGAATCTCTTGCATATGCTTCTTTTCTTCTAACTCATTGAGGATTTGACCAAAGTAAGAACCTTCTACGGCAGCATCAAAGCTACATTCAAACTCTTGGCGGTATTTATCCTCGCCCATCTCATTCTTAGCAGCCTTCAGTTCTGTGTCATCCACCACCCCTGTCTCTGAGGCTTTGAACTCTAACAAACCCCATCCATCCTCTTTCTCAGCCCTGTCTCTCAGTTCTTTGAAGTGGTTGTGTCCCTTTGGTGTACCAATGAATAAACACCAGCCTTTTCTGTCTGTCAGGGCAGGTCTAACAATGTCAGTCCATATCTTAGGATTCTGGTCACCCACCTCATCAATGATTACCCCATCAAAGTATTGACCTCGCAGGGAATCAGGATTGTCTGAGCCATATAGCTGGATACGCCTACCCCAGAAGTCCACCCTCAGTTCTGAGATGTTGTTAGTACCGCCTAGCGGTGTAGTGTATTTAACGAGATAGTCCCAAGCTACACGCTTTGCTTGTCCATAGGTAGGCGCAATGTAAGCGTATCTGGGTGTTTCTTTCTCATTTAGCACCGCCTCACGGATTAAGTGGTTAAGTGCTGCAACAGTCTTACCAAACCTTCGATGTGCAACTACTACTGCAAAGCGTTTGCCTTCCAGTAACTCATGAACCTTTAGTTGGTGTTCCCTTGGCTTATAGGGAATTTCGATTACTTCGCCCATGTAACGATGTGCTGAAGTGGTTGGTCAGAGTCGCCACTTATAGTTACTGAAGCCATATCAGGCATTGATTTACGCAATAGTATCTCAATAGCCTTCATCCTTGTAGGACTTAACTCCTCAGTTTCACCAAGTGCATGATTTTGCAAAACATTTAGTAATTGACTTACTTGAATCTTTTTGCGTACATCTTCCTGATGAAGTTTGTTTATTGGTCTTCCGACTTGTGCCATTTTGTTTGACTCCTCTAGGGTTGGTCAAGGTTAAGTAATACTTTATTCTAACAGGCTTGTGATTTTCTTACGTTTTTCTTCAAAACTTGGCATTAACTCGTAATCGCCATACTTAGTTGGGTAAGCAGCTTCTCTAACATCAAAGACTTCTGAAAAGAATTCTCCTTTGTCTCCACGCCCTTTTCCATAACCTAAAACAGCATCATGCCCTGCGTTTCTAACCGAGTTAGCAACAATGTTCTCTTGAATGGCATAAGGCAGAGTGTTACCAGTTTTGCTATTGCTTACGATGTTGTAAGCCATGTTGTAAGCATCTTCTGAATCTAAACCATTATATTTTTCAAGAATTGCTTGTACTGATTCTACTTTTTTACTTTGATTGTCGTTATATCCATAAGACTTGAGTACATCGTCTCTCATAGCTTGATAAGCACCTTTACCATTTAATTGGTCATAGGCTACTTCTGGTGCTTTACCGCCTGTTGCACCTTTAACAAACAATGGGTTTTTATAGAGTGTCTCGCCTTCAATTGGCTCTGCACCACCATAACCAGTTTTACCCTTGTAATGCTTCAGATTTGCAGACTGTCCTTCTGGCAAATAGAAAACACCAGTTCTTACAGATTCCATTCCAGACTGCTCTGGGTTTTGCAATCGTTTTAAGTTTAGCAATAAACCTTCTTCTGTGATTTGCGCTGATGGCTCATTTTCTACTGCTTTTATGAACTCCTTGCTTGTTGGCAAGTTAACAGGCATTTGAATTTCACGAGCAACATTAGAGGGGACTATCTGACTTCTGCTTCCTTGCGCTAAGTCTTGAAGAAGTCCAGCAGTTACACCACCACGTTCCATAATCTGTGGCACTACTCTTTCAGCTACTCGCTCACCTGCTCTACCAACAGCCATAGCCACCTTACCTGCACTTCTTGGTAATGGTGCTACTGTCAGCAATGCGTCAGCAGTCTCAGGCTTTAGAAATGGGACATTAGCCCTGTTGACGTTGGTCAATGCGTCTAGCAAGCCTCTAGGACTATCTGCGTATGCTGCTCTCTCTACTGTCTTAGGGATTCCTGTGCTTTCCAACAAATTACCCAGACCTTGCAGTTGCTGAGTGCGCTTCTTGTCTTGCATGAACGCAAGCAAGCCTTGAATAGCATCGTTGGATAACCCTGTAAGTGGGTTAGCGTAAGGAGTAGCCCTTAGTTCAGCCATTACTTCATCCTGCCCATTTTCTTAGCAGCTTCTGCCATAGCAATAGCAATAGCTTGGTCACGGCTCTTTACAACCTTACCACCTTTGCCAGAGTGCAGAGTACCTTCTTTGTACTCACCCATGACCTTGCCAACTTTCTTTTGACCAGCTTTTGTCATTTTCATGTTAGTCACCATTTAACCTTGTTAGCCCAATACGCTGCACTCATCTTACCCTTGGCAATATTCTCTGCATGACGAGCCTTGAACGCTTCGTTACGCTTCGTGCCATCAGGTGAGCCTTTAGCCCCTTGTTGACCAAAGCGAATGAGTTTCACATCCTCACCAGACTTCGCTAAAACAGCGTGAGACTTAGTAGGATGGCTAGGAGTAGCTTTGGGCTTGTTATAGCCAGAAAACTGCTCAGAACCTCGTTTAATCATTTCTTCTTAGCAGTCTTAGCTGCTTGCTTAAACGCATCCGCAGTCGGTGCGCCTTTTGAGCCTACCTTACGCATACGCTCTGGGGTTTTCCCAGCAGCCTTTTGAGCCTCGATACGTTTCTTCTTCGCAGCGATATTTGCGTACAAGCCCATCATTTTTTAGCTTTCTTTGCCATGTTCTTGGCTGTACGCTCACCACGCATAGGCATAGGTTTTGGTGCTGGCTTCTTTTTGGCGGCTTTGTTCAAATAAAGACCCATCATTTCAGCAGCTTGCATATTTGTAGTACCCAATTTAATTCTCCTAAATAGTGCATCCATCGTGATGCTTACGCTTTGCTATCAAGTATGCCTCATGTGCAGATTCTTTACTAGCAAAAGTTCCCAAATGAACATTTTTTTTGTTTATCCTAATACAAGATTTGTATTTGCCACCAAAAAAATAAACCCCAAGCAACTTACTATCATTGTTTTTTCTTGCTTTTATAAGATTCTGAGAATTTATTTGTGATGAAACAGAACGCAAATTTTGCAATCTGTTGTCTGTTTTGCATCCATTTACATGGTCAATAATTTTAGGCCATTCTTTGTTTACATAAAAATATGCAAGTCTATGTGCAGGATACCTTTGGTTATCAATACAAACACTTAAGTAATAATACATAAATGGTTTGGTTGCAATTTGACCAATTGTGTTCCTGTACCTATCTCTATGTTTCCAAATAAAAACACCAGTTTCTTGGTTGTAATCTAAAACTTGGTGCAATCTTTCAATTGTTAACTTATACTCTTTTCCAGACATTTCAACTCCTTCATAGTTGTTGTGTTAGAAACGCCCTAAGATTCGCAGTCTTTAGGGCGTTTTGCTTATTCTTCTTCGTTCATCTCTGGGGCTTCAGAAGAATTTTCATCCTCGGTTATTGGCCCACCACTAATCCATGCCTCACAAGTCCTCTTGGAAGCACACTTAAAATCAAACACTTCGCAGTAACCTAAGTCGCCAGCATCAATGACTTCCCAAGCATCCATCTCTGTGCCGTTCATCTCTAAGCCACTCTCAATGCAAGCAAGCATCTTAGGGGTTTGGATAAAGGCAGCGCAGTTTCCGCAACGAGACTTTTTAGCCTGTGCAGGTGAGATTCTCCAAGCCTTAGAAATATCACGCCAGTATTCCATGCTTGGCTCATTGGGATTCATCGGGCCATAGTTAGCCTTGTCGATGGCTTTCTGACGACACTCAAGATTGACTTCTACGTCACCTGTGGCAACTGGACACGCTTCGCCTTTTTTCTCTTGGCTTTGTATCTCAATCTCAATTTTTACTGAAGGTTCTAGTAAGCCACTCATAGCTATCCCTGTGAAGTTTGTGCTATTTTCTCACAAAAAAAGAGGGAACTCAATCCCTCTAAATACTCAATGGCAACTGAGTTAGCACATCCTACCTCAAAAGTTTGTCCAACGTCAAATTCAAAACATCCATCTCGCTTAACTTCATCACAGACCACAGCCTAGCTGACCCATGTATGCCGTTGTGAGAACCCTGATGACAGTCTTTGCATAAAGGAATACATAAGTATTGATTATGTTGGACAATATGGTGTGCATCGCTTGGCGGTGAAGCGTTACAGACCCCACAAGGCATTTCTTTAATCTTTGCCAAGTGGAGTCTTTCCCTATTATTGGGTTTGTTGTTCATGTAATTTCTATGATTACAGGGTTTAGCAGCAGACGAGCATATTCCAATGCTCTTTTTTCTGCGTTATCACCAAGCATACATTTTTGATAACGCCACTCAAGTTCATACCATTTTTTGCTTTCAACAATCCATGCGCCATCAGCGTCTTTTTTAATTCTTACTCTCATGTGTTCCTCGCAGGGCAGTCTCTGCCTTGGTTACAGTTTCCGTGACATGGAGGACAGACCTTCATGCCTCTTACAAAAGTGGCAAAACTATGAGATGTATCACCAAACTTCATCCTGTCAAACTCTAAAGCCACTTCCTCAAGAACATGGTTTCTTTGTGAGGGTGAAACATAGGTATCAAAATGATAGGGTTGACCTTGTGCTTTTAAGATTTGCTTACCAAGGTTGCTT